AAAAATCGTTTAGTAAATGAGCTGAATAATTTTGGAAATATTATTTATAAGATTAGATTTGGTAAAAAGAAAACGAGTTCAACCAAAAGTTTAACAAAGTCATCAACTATTTCAAAAAGAACATCTAGAACATCTATTTTAACGCAACCCAAAAACGCAAACGGAATTAGAACCAGAAAAAATAATAAAACTACTATTTCGTTTAAACGTAGACCTAAAGAAAAAAGGTTTATCCATCCATTTTTCTTAACAGTAAAATAACAAATTAATTAGTAAAATAAAATCTAATAATATAATATAAAATGATGAAGGAATTTAGTAAACTTTGCACTCCTGCTAAAATTTATTTTGCTATTGCAGTTATTGCATCAATCATCGCCTTGTTTAAACGCGTTGGTGTTATGGCAGTAGCAATGAAATTAGTATTTGCTTTTATTTGGACAATTCTTTTAGGATGGCTATGTAAGAAAGGATTAACTACCCTTTCTTGGGTTTTAGTTTTGTTGCCATATATTGTTATTGCTTTAGCAATGTTTAAAATTTATCATATGTCTGCGGATCAAAAACACTTTTTAAGAGCTTTAAAATTGCAAGGCGCATATGGTCAAGAAGCTATGTCACAAGCACCACCATCAACTGGAAAACCTAGATCTTAAGGTTCTATACCGCCTAATATTGAATAAAAATTGTGGTAATCCTCCCCTTACAAATACTGAAAGTAAAAACTATAAATCAATTATTATATATTGAATATTCATAATACAAATATATAATAATAATATAAATGAGATTAGAAATATTTGTATTAGGTTTAACAGCATTTTTTGTTTACAACGCTTATACAGATGGAAAATATACAAAAATGTTACTTTCTTTTAAAAAATATTATAAAATGATATTCTACGTATTTCTTGGTGTAGGAATATATATTTTGTTAAAAAGAAATCCGAATCAAGGCCGAAATATGTTGTTATATGCGAATAATCTAGTTAAATTTATGCCAATCGATAAAACATCAATGGATATGTTAAGTCCGATCATAGATTTTACATCTAAAAATGATAATGAATATGATAATGAAAACAATGAAAGTTTTATGGAATCATTTAACGGTGTAAAAATAGGTTCTGGATTTTGTGGTGAGAGAAGAATAACTAGTTCTGGTAAAAATGGCACAAAACGTTCTGTTAGTGAAACAAAAAAGAAATATGTTGCTGCAAATCAAGATTGGAAATGTGGAAACTGTAAATCACAATTAGACCATACATTTGAAATTGATCATAAATTACGTTTAGAATACGGAGGCGGTAATGATGTACAAAATTTAATTGCATTGTGTCGTAACTGTCACGGAAGAAAGACTGCAAGTGAAAATATGTAATGTAATATCTTGTTTTATGGAACAAAATAATATTGTATTATAGTAATATATGAATAATACCAATACAAATACAAATACCAATACAAATATGAATAATACAAATAAAAGTAATATTTTGTCGGAATTGAAAACACCTAGAGTATTTTATTCATCTATGGCACTAATATTCTTTTTAATCATTATGTTATTTTTAGTAATATTTAAGGTTAAGGATCCCTTCAAAACTTCGAAATCCGAGCAAGAAACAATTAAAGATGTATTTATTATTTTATTTTTTACTTTACTAATAGGTGGGATTTGTATTACTTTACTACCAAATTTAAAGGATATTAGAAATTTGTTTGGACAGATAAGTAATGTAACTTATTTAATACTTTACACGATATTTTTAATTTTGCTCTTTACAACAATGCCAAATGATACACTTAACAAGTACGCATATATTATAACTCCACTCACTATTGCTCTTGGCGCATTTGTGTTTTATAAAAGTCTGACTGCGAATTATGTGAATGATTTTAACGTTAACTACGAACGAATCAAAATGATGATATTAATATTTTGTTTAATTGCTATTTGCACAATATACTATAATGTTGATCCCGGAGGGTTTATTCAAAAATATTTTGGCTATACAATGTTATTAACGATTATTATCACTGTTTTCGCCTTTTTATATTTAATGATTGTTTTAACGCTTCCAGAAAAATCTAAATTAGATTCTAAATCAAGCAACTTCTTAGACAATTTTTCAAAGTTCTCATCATATGGAAGTATTGGGTTTTTATTATTTATAGTAATGATTTCCATCGTACTGTCAACCTATCCAGGAGGGTTTTTTAAGGATAAAACCACCTCAGGTGTATCAATCATTCTTTTATTGATAATATCTATTTTATGGGTTACCTTACTCGGGGCTAATTTGTTTCCAGAATCATTGAGTAGTTCAATCGCAAATGATAAAATGGGGTTATTTAAAAAATCATTGTTGGTTTTGTTCGGTATAATTATTTCTAGTTTACTTATCTTTTGGATTGTCTATAATATCCAAAATTTGTCTGGAAATTCAAGTATTGTGAGTTTCGTATTAAATTTATTCATTGTCATACTAGTGTTAGGATTAGTATATAAAACAATATTTGTAAAATTGCCTGTTGGAAATGCGAATAAAAATGCATTCTTCACGTTGATCATAAATACAATATTTTATATTCCTTGTTTGTTTAGTGGTATATTCGATTCTATTGGTAGTTTTACCGCAGGTGAATACAATGCATCTTCAATGGGATCCTTTATAATGCTCATTTTAGCGATTCTATTATTTGTTGTTTATTTTAAAACACCATCCTTGTTCAATAAATTAAATATACAAGGCGGTAAACCATTAGTTAATAAACCAGTTTATACGGATTCTCAATATTCATTAGGAACTTATCAACAGTTAAATGGAAGCGATACATTTGATTATCAGTATGCAATATCATTTTGGGTCTTCTTAGATGCTGCCGCACCTAATACAAACGCGTCTTATTCCAAATACACTTCTTTGTTAAATTTTGGAGACAAACCAAATGTTCTTTATAATGGAAAAACCAATACGTTAATGGTTACAATACAACAAAAAGATTTAAATAAAACAGCGAACCATAAACTTACAGATTTTGATGAAAATGGTAATAGAATTCTGTATAAAAATGAACATATGTTACTGCAGAAATGGAATAATATTATCATAAATTATAATGGCGGTGTATTAGATATATTTTTAAATGGTGAGCTGGTTAAATCTGATATAGGAGTCGTTCCATATTATACAATTGATAACTTAACCATTGGTGAAGAGGATGGAATAAAAGGAGGTATATGTAATGTCGTTTATTTTAGACACGCTTTAACTGCATCTAATATTTATTATTTATACAATATGGTTAAAAATAAAACGCCACCTGTTCTTAATGAATCAAATGAAACGATACTAAAACAAAATATGGATATAGTATCTTCTTCAGTGAGCCAACCCATTTAAGATATGATATAAACCTAAAAATCATTTACATAACACCCCATTTTTTTACTAATTAATTTTACTAATTTATTTTACTAATTAATTTACCAAATTAAGTAGAAAATTTCTAAATCTATATTATACGATGAATCCTTTAAGTATTGTAATTACCATAGTTGTGATTGTTCTTATTTTTATGTTATTAAGATATCTTTTAACAGACCCATATACTCTTCAAACTATGCAAGATGGAAAAACCGCGTCAACCATCAGTGCTTCCTCTTTAGCAACAAATGGATCTAATGTCCCTTCCAGTAATTTTGCCTATTCAGTATGGTTTTACATTAATAACTGGAACTACCGCTACGGAGAATCTAAAGTTATCTTCGGAAGAATGGGAGCAGCAAGTACATCTGGAAATGGTTCTGTTAGTGGTGTAAGTGGTCTGGATCCTTGTCCAGCAGTTGTTTTAGGTGCTGTTGAAAACGATATTTCTATTTCTTTAGGATGTTATCCTGGAATTGATCAAGCACCAACTACCACAGGTGGTAATACAGTTGTTCATACGTGCTCGGTATCAAATGTACCTATTCAAAAATGGGTCAACTTAACCGTCAGTGTTTACGGAAGATCAATGGATATTTATATTGACGGCAAATTAGTTAGAACTTGTTTATTACCTGGAGTCGCTAGTATTAATAACAATGCTAATATTTATGTTACCCCATCAGGTGGATTTGAAGGTTGGACTGCTAAATTACAATATTATCCTAATTCGATTAATCCACAAGAGGCCTGGAAT